CTCGTACGTTGAAACCCTGCTAAGCAGAACTTCATACGAGATGGCTCCGCTAGAACTACGGCAATGTTGCCGTGCCTAGCACTTTCAAAGGAGTATGTACCATGCCCGACCTTACGATCACCAAATCTCGAAGTTCCTCTATTTTCGTAGGCTATCGTTATAAATACGACAGGCTTGACGGAAGTTCTACATCTGGGTCTACAATTAAGACTCAGGTGCAGACTGATACCTTTACTGGGATGAAGAATCCTAAGCATAAGGAACAGATTGAATTGCAGCAAAATGCTACAACCCCAATGTCTGGGATTGAGTATCGAACTGCAACTCACTCTAATCAGAGCGGTCCATCAGAGATTCAGGTTATTTACAATCAACCTTCTGGTGCATCTACAGGCCGTAAGACGTATCATGAGATGAGCGGCTATCTAACGCCGTTCCATCCGACTGATGCAGCTTTGGCAGCAGTACATTCCTATAGTGCTTATAATGGCGCACTTAGCCTGTTTCACACGAAAGCTAATTCTGCTCTCGCCCATTTACAAGCCGGTGTTATAGCTGGCGAATGGGGTGAAACTACTAAGCTGTTGAAAACACGTAGTAAGTCTGTTTATCAGGCTACGACGGGATTGAATCAGCGTATAGAAAAATATATACGTCAACTCCGCCGCCTTGGGCTTAAACGAACCGAAAGGTTACGTAAGCTTTTAGGACACGTGTCCGACCTATGGCTCGAAAATGCTTTCGCCATCCAGCCCTTGGTTAATGACATCGAAAATACTATTGAGTATTTTAACGATGCCTCCAAGGACCTAACAGCGAAAATTCGAGCTATAAACGACGACAATTGGGACATCGCATCGCCAAAACGGCATGCGTTGGGCAACTCAGGCGCTCAGATAAGTTATCTGTGGCGTCGAAAGTATGCTCATGAGATCTTGATTGTCGGTCAGGTCGGCGTGGACGATATTAGCTCGTTGGAAGACAAGAAATTGGGTATTCATTTATCTGATCTTGCTCCAACGATATACGAACTAATACCGTACTCGTTTCTCATCGACTATTTCGCTAATATTAATGCGATTATAGCCGGTGTATCTAATTTATCACTCTCAGTTAAATGGGCATCAATGACGCAAAGAAAAACGTCTATTAATACCTATTCTTCCGGATATCCGCAGCCTTATGCTGCAAATGTATATCCCGGTGCTAAGATTGTGATAAAGAAGTTCGCGCCACAAAACGTTTCGTTCCAGAAGAAATACGTGGTACGCACACCCTTATCGAGTGTAGCAATACCTAGCCTGGTGTTTTCGTTACCAGGTTCGACCGGGAAGTGGCTAAATATAGCTGCCCTCGCGACCGCTTCTGAAGGAACTAGACGTGCTGTATCTCGGCTGTAATCCTACAGTCGGGTAACCTTAACCTGGAGAAAGGCATATGCCTATTACCCCAACATCGCCACTTCCTGGCGCAACCATGCCGGACTTAACCAGTCCGACCTATACCCTCGCCTCAGACTTTGGACCGAATTCGCACTCTGTGCAATGGTCCGTAAGTGCTCTTGGTGGTACGCAAACGGGTGTGGATTCCCACACAGTTTCAAAACCGTTTACCATCACCATTGAGCGGCCGGCTAACTTTCGCCAACTTGGCGGAGTGAACCCGACCACTGGGGTTGTGGCCAATGTCCCTAATAACGTGTATGTTGTTCGTACACGCAAAGGGGTCATTCCTCTGGCTGGTCAAAATGCCCGAAACGCTATCATCGAGACGCGAATTGTCGTCCCTGCTGGTAGCGATACGGCTGACTTGCCAAACCTTGAAGCAGGCCTTAGCGCTCATATTGGCTTTTTGTCCAATATAAGTACCGCGTTAGGTGGAACCGTTGAATCTGGTTCTATTTAACCGCTATGATGAGCTTTTTGCTCGCCATAGCGACTGGCCTTGCCCTGGTTGGTTGGATACTTGCTTTTATCTTTGCGAGTATTTGACCGAGGGTTGTCTGATGGCGGTGGTGTAACACCCACCGCTATTTTAACAACGGAAAGCCTAAGATTTCAGGCTTACAACACAAAAGGAAGGTTATATGGTTATTAACGCCTCTGCTCTTTTAAATGAACTAAAAGCAGACCTCACGGATTGTTTCGGGAATTGCATTCTCGACTCAGTTGCCCCAGAAGACCGGGGTGTCAAGTTTGCCAGCAAGACTCTGCTCAGTACACTCTTAAAAAAGTGTATCACAGAAGTTCACGTTGATGCGAACGACCGTGCTGTACAGTTATTCAAAGCGGCTAACAAGCGCTGCGAAGAATGGTCTTTGGATATCAAAACGATGCACGACGAATACCTGATCGGGTCCTTTAACAAGGCCTTGTCGGAGTTCTTTGATGACTTCGTTATTGATACCCACGCCCTTGTGTTAAATGGGGGCTGTGGGCCTGGTGCCTCTGTTGGTGCCCGTGGCAACGACTTCTATACGAAGTTGTTTGACTCGGGTCTAACATACACCAGTCCAGTGCTTTTGCGAGCCTATCGCACGATTATTGGTTCTGACCCAAAGTGGGCTGCATCTGAACAATTCAGAACAGTCACCCACGGTGATGGATCAATCGTTGATAGTTCGAAACTCACTTGTGTTCCGAAACGGGACGACATCTCACGCGTTATCTGCACGGAACCCTCGCTGAATATGTATTTTCAGAAAGGGCTTGCGGTTGGTTTTGAGTATTTCCTTAAAAAGAAACTTGGAATTGATCTCTCCACGCAGCCGGATATTAACCGTGAGTTAGCCAGGTTAGGAAGCCTTAATGGTCAACTAAGTACTATTGACCTTTCATCGGCCTCCGACACCATAAGTATGAAGATGCTCGAAAGATTTCTTCCACGACAAATTTACTCGTGGTTGAAGGTTCTTCGTTCTCCAAATACTATCTTGCCTAACGGTGAGAAGCTAAAGCTAAGCATGATATCCTCGATGGGGAATGGATTTACGTTCCCTTTAGAGACTATCATTTTTGGTGCTGTCGTAACGGCCGTGTACCAACTCAACGGTATTAAGTTGAAGAGGTCGCGCTTACCACAAGATCCTTGTGGTAAGACTAGGTATGGTAACTTCGGGGTATTTGGGGACGATATAATTTGTGATGTGCGAGTGCACAATCAGGTTATACGCCTCTTGATACTCTTGGGTTTCACACCTAATGCCGAAAAGACCTTCTCCGAAGGTCTGTTCCGTGAGTCGTGCGGCGCCGATTACGTAGCTGGTTACCCCGTCCGTGGGGTCTACGTAAAAGAACTCGGCACCGTTCACTCTAGGTATGTAGCTCTAAATCGTCTAATGTCGTGGTCGGCGCTTCACAGCGTTCCACTACCGCGAACCATTGGGTTGCTGAGAAAATCAGTGCCCTGGAACCCGGTGCCATTATTCGAAAACGACGATGCGGGGATTAAAGTCCCGCTACGCCTTCTCCATGTTAAACGACGGGATGAGAATCTCGCCGTTTTTTACAAACCATGGAAATCTAGGCCTAACCGACTGAAAATAGGTACAGCCGGGATCGTCACCAATAAAGGACAGAAGCGTAGGCATTATAATGCTGAAGCTTTACTCCTATCGTTTATTGGAGGCTACATAACAAATGGAGTAATTAACCTAAAAAGTCCTAAGGTTCGTTATTCCAAAAGTGAAACAGTAACTGCGTCCTGGGACTTCCTGTCCCAAGATTTAGAAACTGTCGGCTTGGCACGTCTTGACGACGTGGTTACGGTTAACCTTTTTGGTTAAAAGGTTGACCGTGACTCCCTGAG